AAATCACTCTGCGTCTTGTCCGCCGCCCAAGTCTTGCCAGCGTTCAGCAAAGCCCGTTTCCGCATGAACATCGACATGATTGCCGAAGTCGCTGGCTTCAAAATATCGCTGATAATCTGCCGGAAATGCTCCTTTGCATGAGTGATGTGCATGTCTTGGTCGTAGCACAACAGCGGCGTTTTCCATGACTGTTCCTCAAGGTAGTAGGTCAGCCGGGTCGCGCCCCATCCAATCGAATGTCGCGTTTTGTCGCAAGGCGTTCCCAAACAATTCCCGGATTGGGTCCGAGTCCAATTTTTGGTCGTGTCGGGCCAAACGTCATTGAAACGATCAAGGGTATGCTCCACACCGGAGTAAGCCTCGAACGTTCCGGTTTTCATGTTGAGTATCCAGCCGTCGATTGGCGTGATATCCTCAAGGATCAGTTTGTCGTAGACAGGCTGCTGGTCGACTAAATTTTGCGCAAAATCACAAGCCTTAATAATTGTGGCCGGAGGACATGACATTTTCTAATGGTCTTTCTTCGATGCGGAAGGCACAATCGGCCTTCTCAGTGTTAGTGTTTTGGTAACGCATCGAAAGAAGGCGGTTCGAAGAATCCGCTGCCAGAAAGCCTGACAAGCCGACTGGGATTTTGGATCTCAGTCTGATCCGATTGCCATTCACGAGGGCAACCACCCGATTGAGCCTCACGCCCTTACGCTGGGCTGCGAAGCGATGCTCAATGCTGGACTACTAGGGTAGGATTAAAATATTGTCAACAATTATTTTTTAGCCCACTGAATCATCTTGTCGTCAATTTCCAATATCAAAGCCTTTAATTGATCGTCGGATTGGTCCCATTTGAATCCGTTGATATACTTGTGGATAAAGCGAAGATTACCTATATCACTTGTTCCACCTTTGGCTACAGGAGTTATGTGATCTAAATGGGAAGTATTGCCAGGAATTAGTTTTATTCCGCTGATTGCACATCGTCCATCTTGTGCGTTCCATAAGGCGACTAATGCTTCAGTCATATAGTTGGATTTGAGCCGCACATCATCCTGTCTGAGTCCATTGCACCAGTGGTATAAACAGAATTTTTGTTCACCGATAGGAGGCTCGTTACAATTTACTGAATATCCACATAAGCCTTGGTTGGGACGATTTCGACATTTCTCATAATGAGATTTTTGGGTGTTCTTTTGTCGCTCTCGGCGTTCTGGACTCCAAGTTTTTCGAGTTTCATTTGCCTCCTTATTTCGTCTAGCTCTTATTTCTGGATTAGCCGCCAGCCAAAGGGCTTGAGATTGCCTTTTTCTGTTGTCGTATGCCTGTTTTTCTTCAGGTGTCATTCGGGCAATTCGTTCCCGGTCACGTTGGTTTTGAGCTTCACGCTGTTCAGGCGTACGTTGCGGTTTGGGTTTCAACTTGTTACGGGCATTCTGCCAAGCGTTGTAGCATTGGCGGCAATATGAATAGCTTTTATAGATTGGATCACCACATTTAGGGCATAGTCCTTTAGCCATAAGTTAAACAGGGTTAAACAGGGTTAATTAGAGTGAGTAACGATGGCAGTATTTAGCTCCTCGTTTTTTCTCCTTTGGAGTCGCATTCAACCCTTGTCGAATAAGTTCTTCTATACAGTAATCCGATACTCCGATCTCAGTGGAAAGACTATCTATTGAGCGTCCACTTTTCCAAGCATTGACAATTTCCCATTGAGTTACGTTGAGTCTGAAGCGTTTTAGTTTCATATAAACAGAGATGCCCCAACCAGTAGTGAAGTAGGCCAATCGGGAGAAAGACCTTACTGGAAGGGGCAAATATTAGATTTAGGTTTCACATGCACTTCACTGCACGACCCCCGAATTAGAGCAAATTAACGGCTAGGTGTCAACTAATTCCTACGCCAGTTTCGATGTTCTTTTCCTTGCCAGTATTGACACCATTTGTCAGGAGATATTTCGGTGAATTGAGAATTGACGCTGAGTCCGCATCGTTCAAAAGGAGCGTCGTAAAATACACAGTTTCCGCAATTATGAGTCACATTTGCGCCGCTATATCGGAGTCCCCTTGATGCATTCTTATGTTGATAGACTGCGTCTTGAAGGCTTCTCTCCGATGTAAATCGTGCTCCAAAAACACCTATTTGACTCCCCCATCCTCTGCCGTATAATTCTCTACCTAAAGAAACAGAGTCCATCCAGTCTGACACGTCGATGTATCTATTTCCCCACGCATAAACTGTTAGTCCGTCTGGGAACATGTTAGTCGCAAATTTAACATATCCGTCTTTGTAATTGGTTTCTATCAAGGTTCCAGCGTTTCGGATAAAGTCCCCTTTTTTGAAAAGATAAAGCGAGCCAAGTCGCCATTCTCTCCAAGCTGTGATTCTGCCTTGTTTGTCCATATATATTTAATATAGATTAAATCCCCACCCCCGCCTTAACCTCTGAAATAACCATAGCCAATCCTTTCGGGGTCAGGCCATCGGTGATCTTGCGTGAGATGTAACGGTGTTCCTGCTCGTCCTCGGATTTGTAGAACGCAGTGAAATGGAATCCAGAGTTTTGCAGTTCCAGAGCTACCTTGGAAAGTTTGTGACGTTTGGCGAGGACTTCACCGATCACGGAAAGTTCCAGCATTACGTCAGCCATGGTAAGTGGTTTGGCTTCGTCTGGTAACGCTTCTTCAACCAAGGTGGGTTTCTTTTTGTCCATAAATTTACGCGCAGCAGACACACGGAATAAAAAGATTATTTTCCGTATTTTTCCCAATGTGGCCTCGCCCATGGCAATGAGGGCAACTAGGATCTGGTTTACAACGGAGTTTAATTTCATGACTAGCTTTCTCAGCCATGGCCGCATCAAAGGCATGGCGTCGATCCTCGACTTGTTCCAAGCGATGGACTCGCGCCAAGGCGTTGTCGATGCGTTTGGTTAGAAAATGAACAGCAAAACTGAAGGCCAGAACGCACAGCATCATTACAAAGGTAAGGATGATCATCATATCAGTAAAACTTGGGTGTGCCGCGTTTCTCCAGTGCTGCCAAAGCGCCTTCCATGGTTTCAGGTTGTGGTGCATCCTTCTTCGTGCCTCGTTCGCCGTCACCAGCCCCCGGCTCAGACGCCTTGAAATCTTCCAGTTCCTTTTTCAGTGCTGCAATCTCGGTATCCTTAGCCCGTATGTCCCTGACCAACCGATTGAAGCTCGCCGCCTTATTCCTAATCGCTGCTGCCCGTCCAAGGATACCTTCTCGCTGTTCTTTGGTTAGATTGGGGTTCCTAGCATTCTCGGTTGCGGCCCGGTCGAACTCAGCTAACCCCTTTTCCAGTAAAGCATCTCCCTCTTTATCAATAGCGTTTCCATCTTTATCGTTACCTTTAGGGAGAACGTAGGGTTTCCACTGGTCCGGCACAGATTCAGGTTTAGTGGCTGAAGTCCAATGATCGTTAATTTCTTTGGCTACTTTAGACGTGGTTTCCTGAAATTGTTTCTCTCGTTCGGCGCTGGTCTTTTTATACTCAGCCACGGCGTTATCGGCAGCAATTGCTGCTTTCTCCACTTCCATCATGTGGGGAGTAATCAGACTGGCACGAGGACCAAACATTTCTTCCAACTTGGTTGCGGCGGCTTCCGGGTCACGCAAATAGGCTTCCATCAGTGAATCAAACTGAGCAGGAGTAGCAGCGGTAGCGTTCCCGGCCTCGTCGGTGATTTTGAGACGAGAGATCATCTGCCGTCCACGATTCCACGCATCCTGATAGGGTTTTAGGAATTTCTCGGTGTAATCCGGGGACTTCTCGTACTTCACGTACTTGAATTCTTCCTCTAGCCTTTCCTTTTCCTTACGGAGATTCTCGACTTGTTCAGTCAAGGTTTTGATTTCTGGGTTCTCGGTGGGGGTGGCGCTCTTGAGCTTCTCCATCTCCGCTTTGAGGGTGTCACGCTCGGTTTTGGTCTTGGCCAATTCTTCACGCAAAAAGTCAGCAGGTTTTTTGGGTTTAACTTGGGCTTCAGGAGTCTTAGCGGTTTCCTCTTTAGCTGGAGTTTCTTCAGTCTTGGCAGGAGTTTCTTCATCTTTAGCTACTTCCTCTGGCTTAGGTGGCTCCGGTGCTTTGGGTGGTTCAGTCTTTTTCTGAGCGGGATGGGGCGGAATAGTGGTTGCTTCCGTGGACGGTGGTTTGGCGAACTTCTCCAGATTGCCAAAGGCACTTTCCAGATTCTTGCCCGTATTGAAAGTGGAGCCTCCCCGTGAACCACCCAGGGCGGCAGCTTCACTGGCTGCATCGGCAGCAGAGGGAGCATTTAGAACAGCAGCGTCAGGCATAAGTTAGACATTCTGTAAATTGTCGTGATCTTTACGAGGGGTAACAGTAGGCTTATCGGTTAAGGAAAGAAACACCTGAATGAACTCACGAGCGCCCCGGAGCAATACACCACTGGTTACGTCAGGCGTAGCTTTGGCGTCTAGTTGATAGCCGTACTGGAGCAGGGCAGCATCAATGGCATCAAGGAATTGGGGCTGAACGATTATGTGGGCGTGACCTTTGGCGCGATCTGGGCTGGTGTTAAACCGTCCTTTGGGACTCATCATAAAGGTTTAGAAAAGAATCGTTTGTGCCATCGTGCGTACTTCCAATTGCCTATACGTCTGCGGATAGGACCGATTGGACGCCGCACAAACCAATCATATAGAGAAGGTGAAGGAAAATCTCCAAAGTGCCAAAGACCACCGCAACGAGCGCATTCAATTTTTGAGTGATCTACAAGTACACCAAGCATCTTATGGCCAAACAGAGCGCAGCGCAGTGGGTGTTGCTTTCGGTAGAACTCACGGGCTTCATCTATTCCGGCATTTCGGTCTAACTTCATCAATACCATCTCTGCGGCTTAGGTTTCCGGCGATGTGACAGAGGCGGTTTGACTTTCTGCTTGAGCATCACCCGTTTCATCAGCGTTTTAGTCAACTTACTATGCTGATGCGGGGTAAGGTCCGCTTCCGTGGACATGCCATAATTCTGCACTGGATTATACGGCTCAGGCATCCGAGACAACACTGCTTGGTTCGGGGATAGGTTGTCCAGAGAATTCGATGCCTTCCTGTTCGGCATCTTTAATCTCTCTCAGCAAATCCACTAACGTTTCGATATTCGCCTTCACTCCGTCAGGTAGCTTCTCTGCATAACCCTTCAGGTTATTGATAGCTTCCATCATGGTATCTCCCACCGCTACCAACCAACCGATATGTTCACCGTAATTGTCATTAGGTGGAAAACAGGCCATGCCGTTAATCTCACAGCACCCACCTACTTTCATCACGTCCATGAGAATCTCTGGCACCTTAGCTACTCGCCATGCCCCCTTCTCTCCGCACATGGTTAAAGCACATTCAGCAGTGAATTTACCGTTAGGTTCAGGTTCAACCAATTCCCCGTGAGCGCCGGCCCAAATGATTTCACTGAAATTGTTCCATACCGATAGTTGGCTGGCTGTGGACGGCATCCCCAGGCGAGGGGTAGGGTCGATGAAATACCATTCATTACCTTGACCGCGCAGTTCCATCGACCATTGATTGCGGCAACGGTATTCCTTTAGGATAGGGCTAAATGCGGTCAGCACTTCCTCCAATGGATCGGGGATCTTGTCTCGTGGCGTCACTGCGGACATGTAACTTTTGTCTTTCCACTCATCGCCCCGGAGCATCAGGGACGGCCATTGTCCATCCACGGTGTAAGTATCGCTGCCGATCTCTAATCCGTCTCCGATAGGGTCAAACACCAGAAATGGAATCAGGTCTTGAGTAGGCCCGAACTCCACGCCCCATGAATCTAGGCTGCAATGATCCTCATCCCAGGAACGCCAATGACAGGTTTCAAAGCTGCCGCGATACTTGGAAATCTTGAGGTATTTATCGGTCTTATCACGAAGGAACAGGCGCAGATTAGTCAGCCCCATGATCTTCTTGTGTGGGGCTTGTTTCAGACCAATCTTGCCTAAAACATTCAGGAACTTTTCCCGATTCATCTCCAGTGAATCTGCGTCTCGGCTACCCCAAACAGCGCAGCCTTGAGATTCTAACTCCAGTTGCATTCCAGCATGGTAAATATCTGGGAACACCCAACAATCCACTTCTTTCTTAATCTTCCAAGGATCGTTGCAACGAATTACCCCGGTATCGTCTCCATAACCGTCCCCAATCACGCATTGATGGATACGAGCAAAACCAGTCTCCCACGGGGTATGATAGAAAACTCTTTTGGCATCTTGAGCGAGACGATGGGCTAGGGGCAGGCCCAACCCATGGTCGATTACACAAAACGTTACGTCGGAGAGTTCTTTACTCATCTTCTTCAGGTTCAGCCCGTTCTTCGCTCAATTTGATTTCGTCACTGTCACAATCCAAATCTTCGGGCAACCCGTCATCGTCCAGCACTGGATGGCCTTCAGGCATTACTCGCTGAAACTCTTGAGTTTGTTGCGTCTAATTTCTGATGCCGCCTTAAGGTCGGTAGCGGCAACTTCGGCCTGCATTTCCGCAGCTTTCTTGGCCAGTTCCATTTGGTGGGACTGCGCATCTTGCTTCAATTTTTGGTCGAACTGTACTTGCTTTTGGGCCGTTCGCGTTCCATGAGATTCCCGCATATTTTTAATCTTGGCCTCCGCAGCCATGTTAGTAGCTTGAATCTTAGCCATGACTTCTGGATCAATTTGTGCCTGTCCATTTTGTTTCGTTTTCTGCTCCATCAATCGTTGTTCGTAAGCCTTAACCATGTTGAGCAATTTCCCAAGGCCATCTCCCATCTTTTTGACGCTTTCTTTTTCTTCAGGATCTTCCGACAGCTTTTGCAAGTGTTGGCTAACCCCGTTCTGGCCAATCGGTTGACCCTGTAAATCTTCACCGGCAATGGTGAGCAAGCCAATAATCTGTTCCTGAGTCACCATGCTGCCCTGTAACTGTTCAATTTTTCCAATCTCAACTTGCATGGACTGGAGTAACGCCGCAGCATATTCGCCATGTGCAACCCCTTGTTTGAATTGCATCGGCAAACCTGCCAACAGCACTGCCGCTGCCCTTTGAGCATCTTCGGTAGCATTACCCGGCATGGGTTGCATGGGCACCAAATCATCAGCCCGTGCTGGATCATCTGTAATCGCAAGGGTTACATCTCTCAGTATCTTCCGTTGCGGTTCTGGGTCATACAGGTTCCTAAACTGCATCAACTGTTCGGCAATCGCCATCTCTAGAGTCTTGTTGCCTGCCCCCATTACCTGTTCAGGCTCGGTTTGCCATGCTTCAGCGACTAAAACTTTTTCTGGTACACCTTGCTTGAGCACATTATTGCGAAACTCCCTTACATCAGGGTCACGCGAGTTGGGTTTGCAGAAACGTCGAAAATCTTCGTCATATTCAAAGCCCTGATACCGATACGCCTGCATCAAGCCAGATGATACCAGGGCGGTGACAGCATTGACTTCAGCCATGACCTGAAATTTGGTCTTTTCTGTGCGGTCACGAGAGAAGTCTTGGTTCTGCCGGTAAGCACTGGAATTTTCCTGAATGATTTGGGAGTTATGTTGCAACCCCATTTCAGCTAAGGCTTGATTGACTTGCCAGCGTTCATTGGGTGGAACGAACTTTACGGTTTCGTCGATGATGCCACGGGAGATTAGCTCAATCTTCAAGGCGCGTTCCGCATCGTCCATGGTGCTGACACGCATATACATCATTAGGCTCTCGAACACGGCTTCATTGAACTTGCAACGAAGCCGGTTCTGGAGATGGCACACCGCGTAGAGTAACCATCCCAAAGAGCGCACTGAATGATAACGGAATGGAGCAACGGCAGATAAATCGGCGAATTGGAAAGAGATTAGGTTACTAAGTTTCGAGCCGTATTTGCGTTTACCAGGGTTGTAAAGGAATTTGCCGGAGTCTAACGTTTCGCCCTTGGAATTGGTTTTACGGGAAGGAGTAGAGATAGGCGCAGTAATGCCTACTCCAGGTGGGTTATAAGCATCCAGCACAATCCGACGATTCCAACCAGCCTCGTCATCCTCATCGTTCCAGAAATAAAAGTCGTAAGCATCAATGGTAGGAACGGCGTCAGAGGCATACAAACCCCCATCAGACTTAACTCGTTCAGCCATCTTTTCTGGACTCCACACCTCCGGCCATTGCGTTCCCATTAAGGTCTGAGCCTCTTGGTCAACCCATTCAATAGCTCTTTCACAGGTCTTAACCTTCCAGCCGGGGTCCACTCGTGGGCCATGGATTAGACTTGAGAGTTGATGAGCAGTGTAGCTCCGGTAAATAGCGAAGAACGGCAGGTTCTTCATGGTCAGGAGCGTGTTGGATGGCATGAGCACATCCTCAACGCCAAGAGCATCAGGACACCAGCAATCCCGATCATCCCATGCCGCAGGGCCGATCCCATGCAGAACGTTAGAAGCGAACCTTGAGCGAAAGGTTTCAAAGTAAATCGGAGAACGTTTCATTATCCGGTTTACTTCCTTGCTGACAATAGCGGAGTAATCCTGTCGCTTATGCTTGGGACCGTAATCCGTTTTAGCAGAAAAGAATCGTCCAGGCTTCAAGAAGGCATTGTAGAACTGGCGTCGGGCATCGTGAGCTAGCTTAGTGCCTTCGAGGAAATTGACATTGACGGCAATGTTGTTGTCGCGGACTTCATTTGGAGTGTAAGGCGGCAAACCGTTAAAGAGATCGTTGATCAAGGCTCGGTTTTGACCTCGTGGCCAGTCTGCAAGTCTCATCTGCCAGCAAATTGACTCTACGGATTCAGCGGATTCAAATTTCATAGCGGCAAGCTCATCGCGTAACCGCTACGCCTAGCAGGGCAGAACGTCAATCTTTATCCGCTTGACAGTTAGGGGGCATAGTCTGGTCGAATAACGTAAATATGAAATTTATTGTCTTTTTTCTAATGGGTAAAGGTGAGGTGGATCGATTGGAGTGTAAGCCTGAATTGATCCCACAGAAAGGATGCGAAATAATGCTAAGCGAAAAAAAGCTCTACAATGTTGACAGTATTACGTACGACTATGGAGCTAAGGAGATTACGGTCTTTATTAGTTAAAAATTCGATGCCATTTACAAAGCAACGGCAACATCCAAGGATCAATCCAGCGTAAGTAAAAGCGATGACTTCCATTTGGGTCATGCTGCATCAATATTTTAAGTGTTTCCGGCCATAGGTCGATAACGTAACCCATCGGTAAATTAATAAGCGTATCACTGTTACGTGGATTCTTTTTCCAGCGAAAAATACGGTACCAAACCAGCGTTCGGAAAGATGCATCATTTCTCATATCTTTTCGCTACGCCTTTGCTGCCTTGGTGTCAATCACAGTCTCAGCATGGGGAACCCACAACTAAGCGTGTAAATGTCGTCAATCGCTTTGATGTGGTGTGCTCTTTTCCTGTCTCCATGTTTAGGATGATAGATACAACGGCGATTGGTTATGTCCCAGTATTGTTGTGGAGCAACGGTGTTAAAGAACCCCATTAGCCAAGTGTCCCAACTGGAATGACCTACCCGGTAATGGGGCGGAACACGCTTGGCTACTTGCGCCCACAGGTCATAAGATGCCCCAAAGAAGTCTATGCCCACATCGACGATCTGCGCGTCATTTAGGTTTTCATCCACAAATTCGTATCGCTTGGACGTTGCTGCCATGCCGCCTCGTTTCCATACGTCTCCCATTGCCCAAATTAAGCCTTTGCTAACTACAATATCGGCGTTGATAAGGCAGGCAAAATCTCCACCCATCGAAGCAGCCGTAGCCATGGCGGCAATCGGCGGAAAATCTTCAGAGGTAATGAAGCTGGTCTTGGGACAGGTCAATTCTGGTTCAGGATCGCCAAAGTAAAGGATCTCATCGAACACGTTTTGCCAAGATTTATGGGCGCGAATCTGGTTTTTAGCGACTTCAGGGGAATCCTTTAGAGCACGATGGGAACTGATGACGATCACAAAGGAGTGACGAGTAGGTTTTCTTTGGTTTCGTGAATGATACGGGTGAACCCAATAGATTTTAGATATGCCTTCATTTCGATCCGCTCAAGCTGGTGACGTGACTCAACACAGAGCAGTTTACACCCAATCCAAAAACGTTTTGGAGATGATTTCAGAATGGCGAAATCTTCCCATTCTGCATCAATGGAAATAAAGTCAAACGGTCCAAACTGGCACAATTCATCTGTGGTAATACAGGGTATATAAACAGGCAATGGCGAGGGTTCGATGACTGAACCAATACCTAGCAAGGCTTTATTGACGGTCGCACTCCATTCCCGGTTTGGGTGCATATCTATCCAAAATCGTTTCAAGCCTTCTGCATTACTTACCGCTGCTTGAATCAGACTGACTCGATCAAAGAACGGAGCACAGTTATCAAACAATTTATGGAACGATTCAGCACGTGGTTCTACCAGCACCCCGCCCCAACCTATCTCTAATAGCTTTCGGGTATTACTGACATAGATGCCATCACAAGCGCCAATATCCAGGAAACGCCCCCGGTCAGTCTTGAGGAAATCCAAGATAACTTTTTCTTCGTCGTTCTGGGAGTACATCAGGGATGGGCTTTATGAATCCACCAACTCGTGCAGGGTGATACCGTAAAGCTGACATTGTGCTCTTTGGTCCATCGGGTGACAGCTTGATCTACCTCAGCAAACCAGCCGTCATCGACCTTGGTTAAGAAGTCGTGACCGCCGATAATCCCGCCTAGCCTTACCTTTGGCCACCAAGCATCTAAATCAGCCATGACCGCCCTGGCGCTGTGGTTGCCGTCGATATATACCCAATCTAGCGAAGCATCTTCAAACTTATTAGAGGCAGGCACAGAGAGCATTCGGAGCAAGTGAATCCGTTTGTCGCGTTCAGACAATCGAGTGCATTCTTCAAACCACTTATCGAAAGTGCCGTGTTCGTTGGTGGACTCCTTGTAAACTTCTTTATCTTGTTTGGCCCATGGGTCAACCATCCATAATTCTTTCCCTTCCCATTGAGAGGCAATCGTAGCGGCGAATTGACCGGCAGCACTGCCGATCTCCACTCCTACGCCATGCAGGCCAAGTTTGTTTAACCAGAACCCAAAGGCTTCCCGATGATTGATCATCCAAGCACCTTTTGTATGACTTCCAGCGGCACTACTTTTTGCTCTACTCCACGTATCCAGATTTGCTGTGGTTGGTCTAGTGGTCCATGACTCCAAAATTGGGTTAGATGATTATCCGGTTCTACGGTGTCTCCGGTCTGTTCTATGCACTCGTAGAGTGGACGGAAATACTGCATCGCTACGTTGCCTAACGTATTGAACTCGCAGAACTCTTGCGGAAAGGCGTTTTGACCAGAGCGAATATAATCCTCACAGGACTTGCCCGTGCGTTTTTCTACTAGCCGTCGTGTCTCTGCGTAAAGCCCACGGTGATAGACTTCAGGATGACAGCGCATGGTTTCATTACGAATGAAGAATGGTAATCCGCGTTGGGTCACTTCTCTCCAAGCAATGCCGGGATGACGCTTTAGAATCTTTTCAAATGGCTCATAACGGAGGATAGGTTTTCCGTTTTTAATGTAAGTCTCCGGGGTGACAGGTCCGGTGAAAATGCAATCACTGTCGATGTGAACGATGAAATCTGCTTCAGGACAAATATCGTCAGCCGTCATAATCTGGTGCATGTGCCAAAGCATTCCTTTCTCTGGCCATTCATCACCGGAAGTAATTCGCACAGGGCAAGCCATGTCTTGAAATGGAATCAACAATTGCAGAAGTGGAGCTACATCAAACGCCGGAACAACAATTGTCACATCTGAAAACCCTTTAGCAAATTGGCCGATAGACTTCAGGCACCATTCAAGGTAATGGAAATCCTTACGGTAGGTAACGATTAGGATCTCAACGTTCACGCGACCCCCATCTCAGTTAATCGGTCAATCAGGCTTAAGGATTTATCCCGGTGAAACGCTACCGCTGTTGGTGAAAGCATTCTCTGGACGTCGGCGGACGTCCGAAAGTAAGGTGGTTCACCATAGCCATGAGGGAAAAGCCTATCCCCGTTACGAACCCATGCATGTTGAATTAAGCTCATAGCATCAGCTACTTGATTCCGGGTTTCATCCCGCATCCCGGTATCCCAAGCATCGTCGTTTTCAACGTTCAGACTGGGACAACGAGCGAAGGTGTCAGGTGGATAAACCGCTGTGCCGTTGAAGTGGCCCATATCTGGAATGACCGGACCAAAGAAGGGCTTGCGACAGTTGGCGTAAGCATTCTGGAGAACTTCAATCCACCCCTTTTTGGTTGCTACCATATCGGCTTCCCACCAGAGGAACGAACGATGTACCTTGCTTTGAATGAACCACGCTACACACTTGAAAGCCCACTTGGCGGCAGGGGTCATTTCCTGTCGGGGTGGGGTGGCATACTGGCATTCGATAATGCTGCCGAACGTTGCTCTGGCCTCGTGTCGAACTTGTTCTATAGCATTGTGAATCGTTGAACGATCATATGCCACAACAGCAGTATGTTTACGGCATCCTCCAAGGCGTTGCATCCATCGAAGATTCTTGAGCATCTGTTGCCAGTCCTTGTTACAGAATGGCAAGACAACGACGAATGTTCCTTCAGTGGGAAAGAGCTTCTGTCGCATCAAATCAATCAACGTCCCATCTTTACAGCGATGGAATAAGGCAGCTTGGGGATGGATTTGAGAGAGCGTGAAAGTATTGATGGGGCAACCTGGCTGTTTAATTATAGCGAAAGTGGGAGCTAAATCTTGTACCCCCCAGTAATGCTGGAATAGCGGAGAATTGATAGCGTTAGGCACTACTACCGGAGCACACCAGAGAGTCCATGATTCATCGGGATTCCACATATCCTTGATACGGCTCCACGTATCAGCAGGATAAATCCCACAACCCTCAAAATAAGGATTCGGACGACTAGCAAGGTCATGGTGGATTAACGATCCCATGAATGGTTTGTTGCAGGACTGGTAGGCATTGGTAATGGCTTCCAACCAGTCCTTTCGCGTCGGTGTCGCATCCGGCTCCAACCAGAAGAAGGGTTCTCCCACGGTTTCCATGTGTTTTGCTGCGGCAGCGAAAAGAGAGTTGCTGCCGGGAATCCAGCCTTGGGTTGCTTTGTCATTGGTAATCAGGGTTGCAGAACGAAAAATCTCATTGGCTAGATTGAGACAATCAAGGCAGTCTCCCCATTCCATGGCGGCATCAGAAACTAAGAGACAGGAATGCTGTGGCTGTTTACCGAGTTGATTGATCCACTCTAATAAGCCAATAGCTAGATGAACGTCACCTGCATGGAAAGGAATAATGACGGTCATTTAGGTAGGGCAGTCGCAATCTGAATGAGATGTGCCAGTTTTCAAATTTTCGCAGCATTTGCAAGATGGCACTTGGACGGGTCTGTACCCCTTTCTCACAGTGAATGGATCATTTGTTTCAATTTTAAACGAAGCATTCATCACCCATGAGACGTTGTATTTATCCACGAGTGCAGCATACTTCGGATTCGGCTTTGCTCCAGGCGGACAATCCGACTGCATTCGCCGCATCTCTTTCCGGTATTTTCGGCGGTGATTACGAAGAAGGAATTTTCGCGACCTATACTTAGTTGGTTTCATGGAGTATCCAACATTTCGGATCTAACTTAGCCATGGTTTCATCACTCGTGTTTTTCTTAATCAAATCCAAATTGCACCACACCTTTAGTTGCAAGGCACAATCGCAAGCCGCACAACTACCCATGTCATTGTCTTTGCTGGTGCTAAGGTTCAGGTCATGCTTCACCGCCAAGAGCGACTTCACCTTGTCTGCCACAGCAGCTTCAAGTTTCTGGAGCCAGTTGCCTTTGACGTTCAACGGACAGGTCACACAGACTGCGGCCCGTTGTTCAGCTAACTGTTTACTGACTGGTTTTAATCCTGAGCCTAACCATTCAGCAACTACTTTTATCCCTGCGGCGCTCCGTTTAACGCCCCCCACAAAAGCCGCACCGCTGCGCCCGATATGTGGGGGATGGAATTTTGGGGGGTCTGGATTGGCCTCTAAAACATACTCTGTCCAGCCATGGGACTCCGCGATTTTGGCATTGAAGGCATCGACCTCGAACGCTACTGAATTATAATCCGTAGCCCACCTATGCTTTCGGAGTAGGTAGGGATTGCCTTGGCGATGGGAGATTAACGCCCTAACAATGGCATCGAAGGAAGCCCATGCCGGAGCTTGCCAGCCCGTTTCGGGTTGGCGGAATTGAAACCCATTCGGGATCGGTCTATTCCTGTCTTTCAGGGTTGCCATAAATGTTCCTACAATTTCACGCCGAGTAGTTCAACTCATATCTTTGACGCACCTTACTGAGTTTCTCTTTCAAGTCGCGTTTCCATTGGTCATTGTTGATGATAGTGACGGGTCCGCCATGCCTGATAACAAATCCTTTCCGACGTGCGCCTTCAACCACGATACAGGCCCAATCGGCTAAGTCGGGGGAACAGCCCATGCGCTTCTTGGTTTCTTCTTTGGTTTCCAATTCCCGACGATGATCTTTGACTGGATACCACTCTCGCATTCCAAATTCTTCAGCAACATCCTTGGGCATCTGCCGACATTGCCGCGCTTCCACCAGATACCGGACACTAAACCAATACTCCGTGACTCGCTTGGAGTAGTGTTCGTCGCATCGCTTCAAGCGTTTCTGTCGAGTCTTGGGATCGAGAATGAAAGTGTCTCCAGTAACAGGCCGTGGCGTAGGAACACCACCAAACTCAACAGGATTAACGGCTGGACTCCAAAGACGAGCGAAGCTAGTCCCCAATGAACCTCGTCCTGTAGCATCAAAGTAAACGTGTTCAGGGGGAATGTTCTGCGCCTCACAATCTTTACGAACGAACTCTGCAATCTGGTCCTCAGCAATTTGTGCCACACTCAACTTAATAGGGATTAACACAGGCTCATTAAAGGATACCACCACTTGCCCGTTTACATCTTCTCCAACTTCAGCCCATCCCCCCACGCAACGATCTCCACCGTAGCTGGCATCTATACCGTAAACCTTAAAACTCGGTGAAGCTTTCCAAACCACTTCTTCAAAAGCCCCAAACATCTTGCACATGGTATAGGTCAACACTCGATGCTCTAGCAGCCCGACTTTGCGCTTACCGATAACTTGGGTCCAATAGGCACTGGAGTCTGGTCCGCACCGTTTCAGGGTGCGTTCAATGTCTAACTCATTGATAAGGTAGCCGTAGCTATTCTTTGGCTCGTCATTGTTGGGGGTGTCACGTCCATCTAAGTTAATCGTTATTCCACCCCACTTATTGCGCCAAACTTCGGTGCGGTCTGATTGTGGTTCCGTCCCCCAACCATTGACTGGCTCAGACATTTTATCAGCCGGATCGCCAAGGCCAATTGGGTTAGCGCAACCCACCATTTTGAAGTCACCTTTATCCAAGTGCTCCACACTAGTTAGGTAAGGAGCCTTCATAAATTGAAGCTCGTCAGCTAATAGCCGTCTGCGTTCCTGCTTGATTCCGCAAAACTTTTCGATACCAACCCATTCACCAGCCCCGCCGACACAGGGAACGCAAAGAATGCCTTTACGCATGTCGCGCACTTCGCAGTTGGTTCCAAGTTCATCAGTGAAAACCCCGTGGAGATGATCCGCTACTTTACCAGGCAAATCAGGGTGCAGTTCTTTAGCAGATTGGAACATCTGTTTTATTTCACCGAACACACGAGTCTCCATGCCGCGTAAATCCGTGGATGAAACAAGGATCAGAGTATTGTTGGGGTAACAGAAGTAATCAGTTAAACCGAATCTAGCCAAGGCTACGTGCGTTTTACCAGTGTCTTTAGGTCCGAGAATGATCGTGACTCGTTCATTGAGGATCTGTTGCAACATCAGGTCTGACCAGCGGTGATGTTGTAAGTGTGGCCATAATAGCTTTTGGGCATTGATGTAGTGGTCGAACAGGTTCAAGCCCCACGCTTGGTAGTTGCGAATGCAGTAGAATTCTATGTTCAGTGGATTAGTAGTGTCTTTCCATCTGATACCGTATTTGATGAAGGACGCCGAAGCTTTAGCCATATTTCAGTTGATTAGTAAGGTGAATGGCATTACTCCTTGCGTCAATGGCAGAAGGTGTAAGGGTCGTAGACGGCTCGCAAGATTGGGCAAGCGGGGTAGACTCAAGTAGGCCCACAACGGTTGCAGGGCCACAGAACCCCCATGGACTTAAGCGTTCTCAACTCGCCTGGCTTATTAACGGAACAGTGCGCGGTGGTGGCATTCAAACCCGCACTGGCTTTACACCACGAGTTCAGAACGCACAATGGAGCGGGTTATTCAACGGCGCATGGATGTATCAACCTTCTGACGGTGATCCGTATCTCGTCATGGCCGTGGGCGGAAACATCTGGAAGGTGGACTTAAACAGCTATGCTCTTACTGATCTTACGGCTGGTTCTGGTAAAAGCCTACCTCCTAACGAACCGCTTTATCATTTCGTTCAAGGCACTGACTACGCGACGGCTAAAGAGATCCTCGTGATTCAAGCCGGGGATTTGGTAACAAATCCGCTCTTTTGGAATGACGTAAACCTAACGCAATCGGCTGGTTTCATTGCTCCGGGGAATCCAGCCAATGAAATTCCGCCAGCAACGGCCATGGATTTCTACATGGGGCGAATTTGGTATGCTCGTGGGCGCAACTATATCGCCGGGGATATTACAGGACCGGGTAAATCCATCATTGCGGTCACAGAGAACCCTGTAGCTTTTGCAGGAGACGCTTTAACGGTGCCTTCTAGTGCCGGGAATATTCGCATGTTGGCCCACACAGCGGAATTGGATACCGCTCTTGGACAGGGGCGATTACTGATTGGCACTCCGAAAGCCATTTATCGGTGCAACGTGCCCATCACGCGAGATGACTGGAGTGATCCAAAGTTTGCTGGTCAAGAGCCACTTCAAACCGTAGCACAGATACGGTATGGGCCAGTTGGGGATCGTAGCGATGTAGTAGTGAACGGAGATATTTTCTACCAATCCTTGGAGCCAGCGATTCGCAGTTTAGCTCTTTCAACCCGCTTTTTTGGTCAATGGAGTAACACTCCAATTTCTCGTAACGAGAATCGGGCGCTTAGGTTTAATGACCGTGCGCTGTTGCGTTACTCCAGCGGCATAGAATTCAATAATCGCCTCTTGCAGACCGTGCTCCCATACCAGACACCCGTGGGAGTCGCTCATCGCGGTATTCTGCCGCTGGACTTCGATCTAATCTCCTCGCTTGAAGAAAAACTTCCTCCAGCCTGGGAAGGGATGCAGGACGGCATTGATGTAATGCAATTGCTCGAAGGCGATTTCGGAGGATTACAACGCGCCTTTGCTGTGGTCTATTCGCGTAAGACCAATGACATTCAGATTTGGGAGATTACCAATGACCAGCGATTCGACGCCGGAGATCGTCGCATTGAAATGACCATTGAATTTCCCAGTTTCACGGGTAAGAGTGCCTTTGAGTTGAAAGAATTAGAGTCAGCCCGGATTTGGATCGATAAAATGTTAGGTACCGTTGAGTTCACTGCCTACTATCGCCCGGATCAATGGCCGTGTTACATCTTCTGGCATCAATGGAAGCAATGCACCGCCAAGGACTGCACACAAGACCCAGACGCAAATCAGCCGTGTTATCCGGCACAGCCTTATTGTGAGAGCTTTGAACCGGACATGTGTTTACCGAAACCTCCGCAAGTGTGTCTGTTCAAGAATCGCAAGACCCCATCGAATCAAGCGTATTCATTCCAAGTCAAATTAGTGATCAAGGGTTGGGCTAGAGTAAGAGGGTTTATGGTGGATATGTTGCCTAAGTCTGAACCGCCTTTCAATGGTCTAGTATGTTAAACGAAAGAAAACTATGAGCACGCCTGCCACCGTAGAAATTTGGGAGAGCAATGGGGGAGTACCAACGACAACCAAGGCTACCAGTATCAGTTTGGGTTCTATAGATAGCCCCAATTTAGTTCCAATCGATCATCCCTTGGTGATACCTGCTGCGGGATTCGTTTACTCCTATAAGAAATGGACACGATGGAATGTCATATCTTGGGTAGATACTACTACGATAGACAATTTTAAGTGGTTCAAGTCAACTGGCGTGGCTCCAGCCGGGGGATGGCTTGAACATTTTGCAGGCAATCACGATCCTGCCTACTCAGTAGGGAGATCAAATTACGGGGCAGATGACGCGCAACCTTGGCCCACACTGACAATCGGTGGACCTTTCGGAGTTGATGGAACCTTTACCAACCCTGCAACCGGATTCAGTAAATATGCGGCATTTGTTCTTTCGATAGATAATTCTACCTTACCGGGTAATAAAGGAATTTTTACAATAACTTATAGATACGATGAATCTTGAGTGTTAGTAAGTCATGCCTTCCCCAATTCTATTTCAATTCCCGTGGCGAGCCAAAGCAGGTGAAGTAACTGAGCAAGGTTTCGGGTTGCTTTCACCGCGCATGAAAGCTTTGCCCGTCGATGAATTTGAGGTAGCGCTTGGGAATCTCGTGGCGGCAGCTTACCCGATGCGGGGGGAAGTGCATTTGGATCATAAGAAGGTTCTAGAATGTCCCTGTCGGCGGCGGCATAAACTGATTTGGTTTTCGAGAATGTCCATTACTTTGCAAGGCGGGGGACGAGATCAGAACACTGGTCCTGCTTCATTTGAATGCTTTGGTCTGGGACTGGAATGCGAAGATAATAAGTTTGGGGTGCGTTTCATGCGCGATGGCAGTGTGAAGTCAGGCTTAGATTGACGTATGGCCAATCACATAGTCACAACTACGGCTCATGTTGGCGGCACCGTTGCTCCTAACGGGTTAGTGTCTGTAGCTGATGGAGCTAATCAAGCGTTCGTGGCCACACCTGGGGCAAGTCATGTTACTCATAAATGGCTTTTAGATAGCGTTCAAGTTGCTGTTGATACCAATAATTATACCCTTTTCGCAGTCGTAGCCGATCACACCGTTGACGTTATTTTTACTAATTCAACGAAGGTTCTGGAAGGTGATGCGTATGCCGTTGCTCCGATAAGTAATGTGCTGGAGGGTGATGCGTGGGCTTTCCCATGGGAGACAATTACCCTGCATGGAGATGCGATAGCAGCATGGGAATTTGATCTGAACTTGGAAGGTGATGCCTATGCAGTGATGGACATTGAAAGACTTCCTAACAATGTTCCAAATCCACAACGAGTTTGTAGTTCAAAAATATGCTGCGGTCAAACCAGTCTTTTTGGTTTGATACCTAGACGCTTAGACTGATGATAATGATTAGCACAAAGCCCCTTAGCCTCATGTGGCTTACCACAAATGCGGCAACGGCGTTTGACGGCATAACAGCAATTCCAACAGCGCGGAGGCCAGTGGTTGCGTCCCTTTGGATCAATTGGCTTACCGCAGCAGGAACATGGAACTTTGCGCTTATCACGAGTATTTTTGGCATAGTGATACCTGCACAAAGCCTTGGCCCATCCAGGTTTTCCACAAATAGAACATTTCGGTTTACTCCATCGACAATCCCGACAAAGAGTCAATTTGTCTTTGCATACATAAAATCGTATTCGGCACGGCTTTCCGCATTTATCACATTTAGCTGCAAACCTTCTTTGTTTGTGCCTCATTTGATTGTAATGTTTAACACAAAAGCCATGAGCAAAATGAGGAAGCCCGCAAGTTTTACATTTCTGTCGGGGTCTATGGTGCAAATTATGAGCACTCAGATTTGGAAAAAGTTGAAGATTACTTATACGATTATCGTCGGGTTTTTCATTTCGATGATGCACCACTTCGGTTCCTGTAAGGTATCTGCCAAGGTGCTTTTCCATCACCAAGCGATGCTCGAAAATGTATCCTCTGCAATTTGCCGCAGGATGTTCTGGTCGTTTTACTTTGACGTAACCTTTGCTATCAAACTCGTAGGGGCGCATGTGTTTCATTCGGGAGGATCATAACTATGGCTGTTAATGATTGCAACTGTTTTGACGATCCAATTTCAAACTACTCAAGCGAGGACGACGACCCCGCCTTGTTCTGTGCTGTCGCCACATTCGCTTTAACCAACCCGCCTTTGGGTCAATGCGGCGGATTAGGTGATCGGGATTTAAGTTCCACACAGCCTTGTTGCTCTGAAATTTCCGATGAAGATGCTTACCTGTGCGCTTATCTCAGAGCGCAAGCTACCGTCTTTGGAGTTGAACCGCCATGAGTGTTTGTTTACCGCCAGGATGTCCACCGAACTGCCCTCCGGGTTGTCCGCCTACCTGTCCCCCGCAACTGGCGTTCAACGACGAAGTGTTTTGCGATGTGCGTTGTCAGGATGGTATGGCGTTCCGCTGGACAGTCCCGGCACGAACTGTAGCAGGGCAAGGCCCAACATTTGAGATTGCTAAGAATAACGCAAACATTCTGGCCTTTAACTTAGCCTGTCAACGTGCTCGCACAGGCAAGATTTGTTTTGTCACGCCGAGTCTGCCAAATGGAAAAGTAGGTCAACCCTATGATTTCACAGTTAAGGCTGTGGGTGGCGTGCCGTGGCAATTCCCTTTTTTACCTATCGGCTGTGCTTCATTCGGCATCGTGCCTTATGATTTCCGAGTGGGGCTATTCGCTGATGACGTAACCATGGCGCAATTGCCCGATGGTTTAACGATGGGTTGCCGACAAGGAGGATTGCCGGGCCAGATTTCCGGTATCCCAACAACTGGGGGCACCTATCATTTTGTCATTCGGGTAATTGACGCCGTGGGAGCCTTTCAACACAAGATGTATAGCATCACCATTGAAGGTGCTGATTTTGGCAAGATTACTCCCAATATATTCCAGCCGTCTCCTACCTCGTGGCCGGGAACGATCCCAGCAGGAACCTACAAGGTTAGCTATGTTGAAGGTGCTTGGAAGCCGTCGGCTACCAGTCCTTTGTTTGAAGTGAATAACTTCCCGGTCTTTCGTGGTTACAAGATCGTTTACAGTGCGGGGACGATTAACTTTCCGGGTCCGAACGCTACTTACGGCAGTCAGGCTTTGGCTGAGGCGGCGTATAACGGTCAGGAAGTAAGCATTGTGCATACTGGAGGACCAGTCTCAATGTTTCTTCAGGACTCGCCTTATAGTGATAATGGGCCGGGAGCACCTAACCCGACGTTTCGACTTTCAACGTGACAAAGTATGCAATCAGGACTAAAGAGCGATATGACTGTGCCTGAAGCTATACCAGCGTCAGCTTTAGCGGATAGGCTGAGTGAGATCGGCATGGAAACCAATTTGTTGCGCGTTATGCTGTTTGGCGGTGACTATCATCAGAGCTTGGTATCAGAAGCTTTCATGCGCCACGAACACGTGATGATCACCATGGGCAAACTTTGCATCATTGCCCCGCCCTACACTAATTGGCGAGAAACCCTGAAACAATTGGAGGAATCGAATGCCTAAGAACACCAAAGTGGCAAGATGCGTGGAAAAGGTGAAGCGTAAAGGCAAAGGGGTCAATGCCTACGCTATTTGCCAAGCATCAACTGGCCAATCCTACGCCACCGGCAAGATGCTGAAGAAGAAACGTAAACCTGACTATTATGCCTAAATTCTGTCGAGACTGGAAAGAAAGTTGGGTTGATCAAATGGGGCTGATTGTAGCCTTATCGGGTGCAGAAAGGTTTAGCAAGCTGACTCAATTCAAAATCAGGATGAAAGAGCTAGCACCTGAGTCTCAAAAAGAATTGATGGAAACCCTGAGAATGCGCTTCACCCCAACCAATGGAGATAACGGATGTAGGGAAGCAACTAGCGCAGTCAGGGAAGCATTAAAGATCGGAAAGAACAATGCCCACGCGCCCTAGACTACTTGATTTTAGAACCTCTCGCGGCCCGAATGCCGTTGGGATTTGTCAGGCCAACATTGCGGAGTGTGCGGCTATCGTAAACTCAGCACAGCAACGGCTAATCATGGCAAAGCAGGGAGGCGACGAAGGTTGGTGGGGAACTTGGAGCCGTATGGTGTTCAATGTCAGTCAGACTGATCCGTATATCACTACCCCTCGTGAAGTGGCCCGATTGGAACAGATGGACGTTTGCAATCGGCCTGTGCGAATTCAGAATGAGTTCTTCGAATTTTTGGAATTTGGAATAGGTTTACAGCCAAGGAATAGACTGTGCAATTTTCTCGAAACCTATGAGCGTGGGGTATATCCGTCGTTCTCAGATTTGGTTCCACCCAACAAGGCGATCCGTGTGTATATCACTGACGCCGCCGATGTGGGTAAGCGTGCGTTGATTCAAGGCAAAGACCAGAACGACACCACCATCTATTCACAAGATGGATTGGTGCAGGTCTTGGGTAGCTTCGTTGATTTCGTGGCTCCGTTTGTCGATACAGCCATGGTGATGAATTCCTTAACCGGGATTCAGAAAGATGTGACTTCAGGGCAAGTAAAGTTTTTCGAGGTTGATACGGTTAGCGGGGTGGAACGGTTAATCCTGACCATGGAACCGGGGGAAACAGTTGCTGCATATAGGCGGTATTTCATCAATAATCTTCCAAACACCTGTTGTTCTGGCACCAACCCTGCACAGGTAACGGCTATCGCTAAATTAGACTTTGTTCCGGTGGTTGTGGACACCGATTATCTTCTAATTCCTAACGTAGAAGCAATCATTGAGGAGTGCCAAAGCATCAGATACTCAACAATGGACGTGCCTAACGCCGCACAGCTTTCCATGAAGCATCATCGGGACGCAATTGCTTTGTTGAACGGCCAGTTAATCCATATGGAAGGGAAGCAACGCCCCGCAATTTCCTTTAAGCCGTTCGGTAGTGCGTCTCTGGAACGGCAACAAATTGGAACAATGATTTAGTTATGGCCTATAACCCGTGGGTAAATCCCAATCCTGATTTTAATGACCTATGGAACGCTAGGCCGGGTCAGCCTGCGCCAGCCCCTACCGCACCGCCTTTGCCGCCGATTAACCAGGGTCCACCCGCTGGAGGTCCGGGTGGGATACCGGGGGGTAGTGATATTATCGGCACAGGCACCATTCCGGGTTATGGGCAGGCTAACAGCCAATTGGCTACGACTATTCAGAAGCTACTGAACCCCAATGATCCACAGGCCAATTATGATGTGACTTTGCATGGGGCCGAACGAGCGATAGCAGGTGGTATTCCGGGCAGTGGATTAGCGGCTGAGACAACGGGCAGGATGCGACAGGCGGATATTGAACGTCGGGCAGCACTGGGGACCAATCTGTTGATGGATCAAGAAGGGATGGACTTAAAGAACAAACTGGCTTCAGGACAGTTGACTCTGGAACAATTACGATTGGCTCTGCAAGAGAAGGTGCAGTTGGGACAATTGAGCTTGGAAGGGGCGAGACTGCTATTTAATAACCTGCATGGTGGTTACGGGGGCTATGGTGGTTATGGTGGGAGCGGGAATATGCCTCGTTACCCTACGACTGCTGGCGCACCGAGCACTGGGGCTTATGCTCCTTCGTTTGGTGGTGGAGGCGTTCAGGTTCTTTCGACACCGGGGGCAGAAGGTAGTTGGGTAGCGCGACCACCGATTGAAGCTCCTGATAACTGGTCTGACTTAACAGCGTTACAGCAGGGAGATTATGCGGCACAATATCGGGCTAATCCTTATAACTACGGTGCGCCTAACCCGTATGAAGGGGATGGTTCAACTTTGCCGCCAGATGATGATCCTTACTGGTATTTATAATGCCTACGACAGATGACATTGATTTAGGGCCAGAGGCACAAAGCTTTCCGCCACCTCCGGCAGAACCCGCTCCCGTGCGTCCCTTAGCTCCTGTGCCGGTTGCACCGCCGCCACCGCCAACAATGAGCGGGACAATTCCCGCACAGAGTTTTGATGATCCTCGTTACCAGCAAAAGATTGAGCGGGAACAGATGGCGATTTATCAGCGAGCACAGAATGTAGCTCAGGCTGAGAAGGATGTTTCGAGTGCTCGTCGAATGCTTGGTATCCTGAAAGCGGACAGGGAGATTAAGTCTGGTGTGCCAGTCGAACAGGCGATGTGGAATAACATGCCTTACTTCGCACAGCCGTCGGACATTGTGAAGAATTTCAAGACTTTGATGCCGCCTCGACCGCCGCAGATGCCGACAGTTACTAATTTTCCCGGCATTCCTACTCCTGCGTTAATTGATCAACGGGGAGTTCCGCATTTTCCACCGTCTAGTGCCATGCCTAAACCAGAGTTCAAGGCTTCAGTCGAAGAAATTGCTCCGGGGGTGAAAGCGGCTAAGTTGGGACCGAACCACTATCAGCTTTTGGATCGTCCTCAAATCAAGGGAACTTTAGATGCTGTGACCAAAACACAGATCCAACTGTGGAACGATGAGATCAAGGATTTGCGAACCAGCAAACGAATCGAGACAGGCGAAGCAGCGAACGCCATTCAACGAGAGATTGCGGATCGGCAAGCTAAGATTATGAAAGCGGCAGCAGGTGCGTCAGCTTCAGCAGGGATGCCAGAACGTATCCGAGTCAAATCAAAGGATGGAAAGATCGGGACGGTGCCGCGTTCGCAGCTTGATCAAGCGGTCAAAGAGGGGTATTCCCTCTTGAATGGCAATTGATTTCGTAGCGGACGAAGAACCAAAGGTAGATTTCAAAGCTGATTCTTCTGGTATCGACTTTCAACTAGAGGAACCACCCCGTAACTTTCAGCAAGAGGCAGCAGAGTCGTTAGCTAAGACGCGGGGGTTAATCCGCGAATCAAGGCAGGCCCGGATGGAAGAAGCAGCAGGCGCACCAGCTATGGCGTTAGCTGTGCCAGAGGCATTGCAAGAACCTGTTATCCCGGCTGAAAGGTTAATGCCTAAAGTTCCAGCAAGGCCCGGTAGCTGGCAGCGTGGCGTTCAAGAATTCCTTGCGGAGACTGGATCAACTCTGAGCACCCCGGCAACTGCTGGAGCGATTGCTTTAACTCCAGTCGCCCCGGAAGTGATGTTGCCGTACTTTGGTTATCAGGGATTAAAAGATTTGCCTGAAGCAGTGGCTCAGGTAGTGGAAGGAGAAACCCCGGCAGAGAAGGTTAAGGGAACAGGAAGGTCATTGTTGGATGTGGGAATGATTGCGCCAGGATTGCGGAGTGTAGGCGTTCCGATGCCTCGCTTACCAAGCAGAGCGCCAGAGATGGGAAATGAAGTACGATTTCCTGCACAAGCTACCGAGCAAGATTTGTTAGCCTCCAAAGCGCGAGAGAAATACATTGCCGAACAGAAAGCAGCCTTGGAGCCAGAGATCGTCGAACCGATCCAACTCAAGCCCGTCGAACCTACCAAGCCTGCGGAAGTGGTGCCGCCTGCGGAAGCGGGTAAGGTGAATCCTTTAGCACGAGTTGCGGAACCTCCGACACTCATTTCTAAACATGGAAATTATGAAGTCCAACGTCGATATATTCAAGCAGATGATGAAGATCCAAGCAAGGGCGTTGAACCTGTTTTTGAAGTGTTTCATAAAGGAAATCGGGCAGGACAATTTGGAACTGAAAAAGAAGCAGTTGATTTTTCGTTAAGAGAAAGCATTGAGGATGCTGGCTTTCAACGTCCAACTACTAAGCCTACTTCACCTAAACCCACCCCGCCCCCCGTCACGGAAGTTACGCCGACGGAAGCCAAGGCGGGGGAAGTAGCGAAAGAACCTATAAGCACAAATGAAAAGACTACTGCTGAAACTGTGGGGGCTGTACCAGCCGGGAATGAGACATCACCTGAACGACAGTTGGGCGAACCTTATCCGACGAGGCCAGTCTGGAAAGTGAGTTACACCGACTTGGAAACAAGGGCCGCACAACGCCCATTCTTCAATCTTTCAGTTTTCTCGGAAGGCAAAACACGCCAAGAGGCAATCGACAGAGTTAAAAACTTTCACGGCAATAGCAGCAGATACGGGGAGTTTAGGGCAAGCAAAGCACCAGAGGGGCAGAAAGCAGATTATCATTTTGAAGAACCTAAAACTACTGAACAACCCGCCGCCGCCCCTCCGGCCAAGGGGGAGGAAAAGGCGCAAGCTAAGATCTCCTTAGAAAGTCAAACTGAACCAGTTCCGGCAGGATTATGGGTGGACTCAAATGGCAACATGCATCCAGTT